TACAATTCCGAAGAAGTCTGATACAGCCTTTGGTATCGATGAAAAATTTCAATCCTTTTCCTTCTCAGCCACTAATAGAGCTGTAAGGAGGTCTCACGACTTCCCACAATTCTTTAGTGAACTGATGGGGAAAGGTGAAATGTTCACCCCCCTGTAAATAAGCTGTTTAGCAAATTCACAGAAGTGAGGAGATATGTGAGTCTTTTGAGCTGAAATTTCAACTCCAAGATTCTTCATTATCTCCATATACTTTTGGGCTATAGCAGCTTCACCTATAAGCACATCATCACCTAATAAAACATATTTTAATGTTTTAAAAGGTATTTTTAGTTCCTTTGCAATAACAAAGAAAATAAAATGGTGTGCTACAGCGAAAGAGGCTCATGAAGAATATGCCCCCATCGGATTCCCTACAGAGTATTTAAACTCTTGGGAATCTGATATAAAGGGATATCCTATCATGATGTCCTCTCACGCTGAAATATAGGTGTCTGGAAGTCTACCTTTAAGGACTTGACTAATTACTGAGATAGGGAATCTATCAGTAGCCGACTTTAAATCGACACTGTAGAACTCTTCTCAGTCCTTAATCTTATCCTTAAAAGCATTCTGATCAAAGGTTACATCTTGATCTATTTTCTTTAATAAAGAAAATAAGTAAAGATGCAAGGGCTTTAGCACACTTTGACTGAAATAGTCTAAGATAGCTATTACCCGTGTCTTACCTTCTTTATCTGGAAAGTACGACAATTTTCGTATCTTTCCTGTTTCTTTAAAATAAAAGAAACGAGATAATCATCGTAAGACATCCTTGCTAAGAGAATCTATATATGATTCCATTTTCGGTCCTCCAAGGGTCTTTATTGAGACCTTTAGAGAATCTGGTAGTTGATAAAAATCAACTAGTCAACTATTAAGTGCATGACCGTTAGGTCCTGACTTAGTAGTGAAATGGAATTTCTTTCAATATAGTCTCTTAGGAACAGAATCCGTAGCCTTGTACCCAAATGTTCGCCAGAAGGCCTCTTGAATCTGAGGAAGCTCATAACCTTCAACCCCTTTAAAAGGGTGGGTTATTGCTTCATAATCAGGTACAGGAGTGTCCTTCATTGCCCTACCAATACTTAATATCGTAAATGTCATCCTTAGCACTGTAAAGTGGTGAGGGTGATCAATATTACGTATATAAGGTATAAGAGGGCCGAAACATTTAGGTATTCCATCTTTGGTGATCCCAACTCCTG